AGATAGTATAAATTATCTACCAAGAGCAATCGGTGATAGAAACACTACAATAGATTCAAATGGTAAGTTAACTCATAATGGTGATTATCCAAACCAATCACAATACATTTACATTAGTAATTTTGATAATCTTACAGGAATAGCAGAAGAGTTAGTTCCTATGGGATTTGCAAAATTATTACAACCACATAACACTACATTAGCAACACCTTCAGGTAGTACAGTAGCTATGACATTCCCTTCTTGTTCTTTTGTTGGAACAACAAGTGGTAATGGACAGAAGAATAATCGTGATTCATTTGACCAAAATGTTTACTATGGATTTGATTTCAATAGTAAAGATAGTCAAGCATACTTGAAACCACTACCAACTAGTGTGGGAACAGGTAGTAATATGTCAATGAGTTTAGAAAATATGTCAGGAAGTGCGGACGCATCAGTATTAGGTAGTACATTTGCAGATGGCACTACATTTATTTCTTTAACTAATTCAGCATTAGGTCAAAGAAAATTTGCAGTTCCTTTCCAAGACGGATTTGACGGGTTTAATCCAGCAACAGAAAGAAAATCTGGAACAGATATTGTTGGAGATAACACACAAGGATTTGATTTAAGTGGAGCACTAAAAAGTGGTTCAGTTGCTTATAAACGAGCAATCAACACAGTATCAAATCCAGATGAATACGATATTAACCTAATGGCATTACCAGGTGTTATTCACTCAATTCATTCATCAGTAACAAACCACGCGATAGATAAGATTGAAGATAGAGCAGACGCATTCTTTATTATGGACGGCTCTCATTATTCAGCTTCTATTCAAACTGCGATTAATGATGTTCAAACATTAGACTCAAATTATGTTGGAACATATTATCCTTGGGTTAAAGTTCTTGATGAAGTGAAGAATAAACCAACTTGGGTTCCACCTTCAGTAGTTCTACCAGGTGTTTACGCAAACAATGATAGAATTGGACAAGAGTGGTTTGCACCAGCAGGTCTAAATCGTGGTGGTTTAACAGAAGTATTAGAAGCAAGAACAAGACTAACCAACTTGGAAAGAGATGATTTATACGAAAATCGTATTAATCCAATCGCAACTTTCCCAGGTCAAGGTGTAGTCGTGTTTGGTCAGAAAACACTTCAAGGTAAACCAAGTGCATTAGATAGAATCAATGTAAGAAGATTGTTGATTAACTTAAGAAAGTTTATCGCATCATCTTCAAGATTCTTGGTGTTTGAACAAAACACATCAGCTCTAAGAAATAGATTCCTAAACATAGTGAATCCATACTTAGACCAAGTTCAAGCAAATTCAGGTCTATCTGCTTTCAGAGTAGTAATGGACGATTCAAACAACACACCAGATGTTGTTGATAGAAATCAGTTAGTAGGACAGATATTTATCCAACCTACAAGAACTGCTGAATTCATCGTATTGGACTTTGTAGTTCAACCAACAGGAGCAGCATTCCAAGATTAATAGGAACGCAACCTATAAGAAAAACCCCCGAGATTTCGGGGGTTTTTTGTTCAAGGAAACAAATAGGTTCTTACGATTACGATATTAACACCTATTTTGGATAAATCGCAAAGGTATCTGCATATTCTGCCAAACAATTGTATTGACTTCTAAAATATCCATATTGTGGCTTACTCGTTCCACGATACCTAATTCTATAATTACCAGTCATCATCATTTCTCTAATAACTGGATTAAATCTAAATCTCATAGGAATACCTTTGTAAAGAGCTACTTCACCAGGAGTGGTGTTGTCATAATTTTCAAGATTTAATCTTGGTTGATTCTGATTAGCTTCATACAATTCCATAGGATTGTGTGCATATTGATAGACATTCATTGTAAATGTCCTATTGTCAAAACCAAAACATCTTGGAACAAGAGTATCTTGGTAATCTCTCATATAAATACCTTCGGTATCAGTCGTAATTTCTATATTTTCCATTTCATTTCCTTTTATATTGTTATCAATCATACTATAATATACTAAATCTTTTTGTAAAAGTCAAGTATTTTTTTAATTAATTTTCTTCGTCTTCTTCGTGGTTATCTCTTTCGTAAACTTCTTCTTCGCAATCATCACAAAGAAAAAATCCACCAGTTTCAACACCACATTCTTCACATATTATTTCATCAATCATACTATAATATACAAACAAAAAATGACAATGTCAAGTAAAACTTCAAAAAAACTTCAAAAAAGATATTGCTTTTACCTAACACTTTTTTCAGTTTTGTTATATTTATTACTGAGTTAATTTATAGGAGAAATAAAGTGGCATTTTTAGACCCAAATCAAATATTTTTTACACCATTTGAACCTAAGATGAAAAATAGGTTTATTATGGAGATTGAAGGAATTCCTGCATATCTTATCAAAACAATGGCAAGACCACAGGTATCGTTTGAATCAGTAACTCTTGACCATATCAACACAAAAAGATATGTAAAAGGAAAAGCAACTTGGTCAACATTAGAAATAACTCTATATGACCCAATCGTACCAAGTGGAGCACAAGCAGTCAATGAGTGGATTAGACAACATCACGAAGCAGCGACAGGTGTGGACGGATACTCTTCTGAATATAAGAAAAATATTAAGTTCAATGTTTTAAGTCCTAATGGAGAAAAAATTGAACAATGGGATTTAAGAGGTGCATTTATTACGACAGCAAACTTTAATACATTAGACTACGCATCTAATGAAGTAGTTGATATAAATCTAACATTACAATACGACTACGCTATATTAGAGTTCTAGGAGAAAAATTATGTGGGCAATATTTAAAGACAATAATGAATACAACGAGAAATCAATAATTGGTTTCGGTGCATTCACAATTATGGTTTTATTTGCATTTGCAGATGTTGTTACTGGACTTATGGGTAAAGATTTAGTTATCAATGATGTGGTATACAATTCTTTCCTATTCACTACATTAGGTAGTTTCGGTATCGCAGGTGCAGAAAAAGTTTTAAAAAAATAATAAGTTATTAATCTTAATTAATCAAGGAGTAAACAATGGCTGAAAGTCAGTATGGGTTTCCTACTGAAGTTCTATCTTTACCTTCACAGGGATTATTGTATCCCGAAGATAGTCCTTTGCGTAGTGGAACAATTGATGTCAAATATATGACAGCAAAAGAAGAGGACATTTTAACATCAAATAATTTAATTGAACAAGGAGTAGTGATTACTAAATTATTAGAATCAGTAATTGCAGATTCAAAAGTTAAATTAGATGAAATGTTAATCGGTGATAAAAACGCACTTATGATTGGGACAAGAATATTAGGTTATGGTGCAGACTATAATATAATGTTAACTGACCCCGATACAAAAGAAAGAGTAGAATACACCGTAAATTTGTCTGAATTAAAAAATAAATCAGTAGATGAGAGTTTATTAAAAAATGGAAATCTTTTTTCATTTGAACTACCTAATTCAAAACGAGTTGTAGAATTCAAACTGCTAACTCACGGAGATGAAAAGGAAGTTGGTGAAACTTTAAAAGGATTAAAAAAGGTCGAAGAACTCACAGGAGTATCACAAGAAATTACCACGAGATTGAAATATCAAATACAATCAGTAGACGGAAACAAAGAGCAAAAAGACATTGATAATTTTGTTGACAATGAATTTTTAGCACTTGACGCCAGAGCATACAGAAAATATGTTTCTGAATTAACACCAGATGTTGATTTAACATTTGAATACACAAGTCAAAAAGGTAAAAAACACACGATTGATATTCCTTTAGGGATAGAATTTTTTTGGCCAGCCGCCGACAAATAGGGCGGCTATTCACGAAGAACTCTTCAACATCGCCTATTATGGAAATGGGTTCAACCATAATGAACTCTACAATATGCCCGTACCATTACGAAGGTTTTATGCTCAGAAATTGATTGATGCTAAAACAAAAGAAGCAGAAGATATCAAAAAATCATCACAACAAAATGATTCACAAATTCCAAGACCGTCGTTTCAAAAATCTTAAAACTTGATATTTATTGATAGGAAAAAACTATGAATAGAAAATTTGTAAAAGAAAACAAACAAGTCTTACGAGAGTTTATCGGAAAACTTTTGAGTAATATATTACTTAGAAGAAATAAAAGAGAAATCGATAAGTATATCAACGCAGACCCTACTTTAAAAAAACATAGAGATGATATTAAAAAACTCAGAAAAAGTATGGAAGCTAGATTAGACAAGATGGAAAAATCAGCCCCTGAAGTGGTTGCTAATTTACGAAAAGCATCTTCTATATAAGTTTTTTTTAATCATTAACTAAATCACATATGGCGGAAAGCACAAAAGAACAAATAAAAAATCAAAATACTATTTTAGACCAACTAACTAAAATTAGTGAAAAGACCGTTGAAATAGCAGAAAATTTTAGAGACCAATTTGATGCTGCTACAACCGTTGAAACTGCCATTAAGGCTCAACAAACAAGAGTAGAAAATTTAAATACTCAATATGACGCATCAGTAAAGGTAATAGAAAAATCTTTTGAAGCGGCCCAT